ATTCCATAGGAAACAGCGTGATTTTCTGTGCAGTTGAGCGTGTACATGGTATCACTTTCCTTGTAGCCGTCACCATAATGAGAAGGTCTGCTGCCGTTTCCCTCGATTACTACCATTCCACCCTGATTTTTACAGGGAGACTGATTGCTTGTATCAAGGGTTCGAGCCGTCTCTGCTTCGTAAAATCCACTGTTCGGGTTATCACTCATCATGGAATTGCTATGCTTTGAGCAGATTCCATATGCTTTCGGCACGAACAATGTCTGGTCGTTATTGCAGGACAGCGTTGCCGATTTGTCCTCTTGTATCAAGCACCCTTTCCCGCCTCCAGCCTTTCCGCAACGCACTTTCAGCGTTTTCGGTGTTTCCATAAGCAGCGGAACATTGCCGCCACCAGTCCCACAGCGACTTGTCAGGGTCTGGCAGATATCGTCTTTTGAAAGGCTCACTCTGCTGTCGGCAGGGTGATTCTCCAATGCAATTGCCGCCGGAACGACACCTGCACGCAATGTAGGAAATTTCTCTTCCTCGTAGCCGATGCCCCTTGCCTTTGCGGAATGCTCGGTGCAGAAACCTGCTGATTCCAGAACACAGGGCGGATGATGTGCTTCAGCACGGAGTGTTGCAGTTTTGTCCGTCAGGACATCGATTCGCTCTCCTCCTTGGTCGCACATACAGATTGTGCCTGCCTCTCCAGAGCAACTTTCAATACCCTCGGAAGCTGTTTTCCACGAATGGAAGCTCTGCGGAGAATACCCAGACAGGCCCTCGGACTCAAATAATACTTTTGAGGCACATTGACCTCCAAAATCTGCGACAAGAAACAGACGTCGGCGTCTCTGAGCGACTCCGAAGTGTTGAGCATCGAGAAGTCTAAAGGCGACGGAGTAATCGTCTGCCATGATGTATCCGGCTTTTGTCCACTTCGCAGGTCGAGAAATACATACGGATTCATCTTTAATCCGGCAGATTTCTTCGAGGACACGGCGGAAGTCTTCGCCGCCGTTGCTGGACTGACATCCGGGGACATTTTCGAACACGATGAATCGTGGATATTTGCCATTTGTAGCGCACCTCATCTCTTTAATAATTCTGATTGCCTGAAAAAACAGGCTGGAACGGCTACCGTCCAGACCACTACGCTTGCCGGCGATGCTCATGTCCTGGCAAGGGCTGCCAAAAGTTATGATGTCTACAGGTTCGATTTGCGCCCCATTGATTTTTGAAACGTCTCCGAGGTGTTTCACCTGCGGAAATCTCTTCTTAGTTACAGCAATCGGGAAGGGTTCTATTTCAGAGTTGAATTTAGGAATGATACCACAGAGCATACCTGCAAGTTCAAATCCTCCCGAACCGGAAAAAAGACTGCCCAGTGTAAGATTATTCTTCATCAACAGCACGTCCTCTTTGAGCATCATCAACACTTCCATCCTGAATATTCAGTTCTTCATCGGTGAAATTATGTATCTCTGAACAAGCACGTTTCACACCGTCTCGAATTACAAACACCTCATCAGCAGAACCAACAGCCGCAACATATCTTCTGACAATTGCCGATGCATATTTCGGGTCAAGTTCCTGTGTATAACAAATTCTATTTGTCTGCTCAGATGCAATCAGCGTAGAACCGCTGCCACCGAACAGGTCAAGAATAATACCGTTTTCCTGCGATGACATACGGATAGGATACGCAATCAGCGGGAGTGTTTTCATAGTCGGGTGCAGCTTTGACTTCTTCGGTCTGTCAAATTCCCAGACAGTAGTCTGCTTGCGGTCACCATAAAACTTATGCTTTGCCGTATCCTTGAAAGCATACAAGACCGGTTCGTGTCGCATCTGGAAATCCATTCGACCGATAACAAGTGTATCTTTTACCCAGATACAAGTTGTAGAATAATGAAATCCTGCATTTACTGTAGCGTTGTAAAAGTTACACTTTTCAGCATCGGAATGGAAGCAGTAAAAAGCACCGCCGTCCGCAAGTGATGTATAAGCATTCTTGAAAGCATCAAGAAGGAACTGATAAAACTTCTCACTGTCAGACCAACTGTCGTTCATGATACGCATACCGGTGCCGCCCTGATAAGCACAATTATAAGGGGGATCTGTGATACAGGCATTGGCTTTCTGTCCGTCCATTAACAGTGCAACTTCATCGGGCTTTGTGGAATCACCGCAACGAAGTCTGTGTCTGCCGAGAAGCCAGATGTCACCGTTTTCTACAAACGGTTCAATTTCTGCAGCCTTGTCGACATCGAAATCATCGTCCTTGACATCGTCATCATCCGTCGCAAACAAATCAGCCAGTTCCTTTTCATCGAAGCCGGTAAGACCGAGGTCGAAGTCCTCTGCCTGCAATTCGGATAATTCTACAGCAAGCATTTCATCGTCCCAGCCTGCATTCAACGAAAGCTTATTATCAGCAAGGATATACGCACGTCGCTGTGTTTCAGTCAGATGGCTTTCCTTGATACAAGGAACTTTCTTTAAACCGAGTTTCTGAGCGCCATAAAATCTGCCATGCCCACAGAGGATTGTATTATCTTCTGCGATGATAATCGGTGAAAGAAATCCGAACTCCTTGATTGATGCCGCTATCTGTGCTATCTGTGACTCTGAGTGTGTTCTTGCATTTCGTGCATAGGGAATAAGCTCGCTTATATCCGCAAGATAATACTACGTTTCCTTGTTTTCCATTTCAGTTGCCCCTCCTACGTAAAATCTTATGCAGTCCCTTTCGTGCGTCGGCAATCTGTCCATTGACTGCCTGTCCCTTAATCGTGTTGTACTGCTGTTTGGTAAGATGCTGGCGGTTATGCTTCAAATCCCGCCAGAACTGTGTATCTGCCTTCATGCTGTTTTTCCTTTCTCCTGCGCATAAAAATCGCCACACATCTGTGTAGCTAAATCCATATTATGTTCTGATAGTGTTACCGGCTGCACTATACTGTCCGACAATGCAAAGTAAGGCTTGCATTTTTCGTATACTTGCTTTTTTATCTCGTCTGAGACCTCCGCAGGGACGTCATTAAGCTGTCCTGTGAATTGCCTGTACAGCAATTTTGCTGCTTCATTATACATCTGAGCACATTCGATTTTTTCTTTCGAAGATCCAAGCATAATGGTATTAGTGGCAAGTCCTATTTCAGCCGTATATGTTTGACTGCTTTTGATATACTGCACACCAATATATCCGGTTGTGTTTTTTGAGTGCATACTTTTGTTCAAATAATTCTGTGATTGTGTAGCAATACGCATATTGCTTTTTCTGCAATCAAATGAATTCCTGTTTATGTGGTCAACAACAACTCTGTCCTCATCAAGGACATTCATAAGAAAACGGTGTAAGCGTATTCGTCTTAACAACTTTCCATTCTTATGCAGGTCACAGATTACGTAATTCTGGTCTGGCTTTTTATACCACCAGAACTGAGAAACTCGTTCTATATCTTCTGCGTCAATAATAAATTCATCTCCGCTCGGAAGCGTACCAATTGCATAATCGTCAATAATTCGAAAATGAAAATCAGGTCGGCATTTAGGGCATTTGTTCTTTGTGTAATGAGTAATCGCATACTGCGTTCTTAAAGAAAGTTCTCCGCATCTTTTGCAGCAGCAGTAATATTGATGATTTCCACGAGGTGAAGTTGGCCCTTTTTCAATGACGTCCCAATTTCCGTATGTCTTTCCGACAAGTTCAAGTACTTTTGACTGAGCTTTTATTTTATTGGCACAGCAGAAGCATTTAGGTTCAAGACGTTTGAATGTCGGTATAGCAGTGTCATATATTCTGCCACACCTGCACTGAACTCTTATTGTTCTTACCTTGGGATTGGTTCTTTCTCCCTCTCCTAGCACGGTTAACCAGCCATATGTATCACCGGGATTGTATGTGTATTTTATTTTTCCAGCCATTTTAATTTCCTCTGTTTCTCAGCAATTGTTCCATCATATCCATTTCAGGGCTGTTTAATCCAATATCAGCAGAACAGTTTTCCTTTACAATCTGCTGAATGTTTGCCCATAGCAGAGTAGATTGCTTCATGTAGCTGTTGGAAATGTTGACGAAGGGACTGGTGCATGGATTTCCTGTAGTGGCATGTTTTCCAATCATTCCTAACCGGGAGATTGCTTCTTCACATTGCACCCAACGTGCAATGCTCATAGCGTATTGTTCCACAAGAGTAGGGTTAACCAGTTTTTCACAGCCAAGTTTTTTTAGCCAGCGACATACCTTGTTGTAAATTTCATCTGCTCCAAGAGGTCTGCCATCACGCTGCATCGAGGAAAGATACTCGCCGGGTTTCGGCATATCAACGCCTTCTATGTTTTCGGGAATATCGAGCTTGGTCAGCTGACGCTTTCCCGGATTTCCAGCCTCAATTTTTTCTTTCAGTGCTTTTGGTTTTCGCCCCGCACCCGGTCTTGCACCACCACGGTTTGTTCCGTCTTTCGCCATTTGAATCAAATCCTTTCATTTGAAAACAATCAAAAATTCTTTGAAAAAGAGTATAAAAAATCCCGACTGTGAAGTCGGGAAAA